GGAATCCAGAGCCAGAAAATACAAATGGCAATCCTTCACTTGAGTTATACGTAGCCGTTAATGCAAGTACATTGCTATTATCACCGCTAGCTGTGCCGGCGGCAGTAGTTACTACCGGTTTTGATGTATCGGCAGATTCTATTAAGAAAAATTCACTACCTTCTTGATCTAACGAACCAGAACCAGCTTGGTTGATTGTTATTTTAAATTTAAATAAATCTTGCGTAACGAACCCTCGACTATCAAATATACTAGATGTGTACTGGTATGCCCCGGGAGCCGGCGATTGCTCATCATTAAATATATAGACGTTTTGGGCATAATTGTTAATATTAGTTGCTATTCTATTAGCAACTCGCACTTGATCGGGATTGTCAAATGTATTTGAATCAATTTCTCTAACATCAGTTTCGGGTATCGTGAACGTACCAGGCATAAAGTATGTTGCAAATGCAAGTGGATTACCTTCAATCCCACCGAAGTTGAGAGTATTTGTTGCGCCGCCGGGTCTAGAGCCACTACGGGCCTCATTGGTATTCCAGTTTTGTACATACGCTGCTACACCTAAAAAGTTAGGGTCATTATAGACAAATAACCATGGACGAATACCTTGAACATCAATTAAACTAGCAGTTACTTCTGATATAAAACTATTATTATACTGATCAGTAGCTTTTAATTTGAAGTGTAATTCATCTTGGTCTTGTATTGCAGAGCCTGATATATTTTCTTTAAGTTTTAATGATGCCGTTGAATTATTATATGATGCTGATATATATGCAACATCACGACCGCTATCAAATGAATATGATATAGGTAGTGGCGTACCATCGACTCTAGAAAATGATACAAATAAAATACCTTGATCTGCAACATTTTCAAATCTAGACCCCGTTCTTGCTGCAGTTTCGGATGATAAAATAAATTCGCCTGTACGTGCTCCGCGCGATACGAAAAAGTCACTACCTGATATTATTATTGGTAATGCTGAGGCTGATATCTCTAAATCTATTGTAGCCGAACCAGTAAATCCTCGTACATTAGCAACGCTAGCTGTTAAGTCATATATGCCGGCAGATATATTGGCATCATTACCATCATAGTTAACCGTATACGTCGTTCCGTTATCTGACCAGACGCCTTCCGCTGTCAATTTACTAGCTAACTGACCAGTCAATGTTATATTATCTAATGATGTATCATTGATATCTAATGAGCCGGTATCTGATTTATTTATTGTTAATTGTATTGCATTCGACCCATTAAATGCATTTTCATTCATATCGACGCCGTCACGTATTGCTAAATTTACGGTTGGTGGTATTACATCTCTAACAGTTGCTGTTAGGTTACTTACTACAGTATTAGTAAATACATCTGTAGCTGATATAGAAAAGTTGATAACACTACCAGCACTTAGAGCTGAACCTGAAATATTATTGCCTACAAATAATGAAGCGGTATTATTTGCCTGCGACATAGAAATAAACGACGCATCTGCGCCGCCTATAGAATATTCTATAGGTGTATATGTTTGTGAGTTTGGAAATGATACAAATACTATACCCTGATCATTTACATTCTGCGACATATTATCCGCAGCCGTACTATTGTTTGTAATTATTTCAGAACTAGTCGCTGCTAAATTAACAAAATAATCTGTAGTTTGCAATGTTATTGCATCGCCAGTTGTTATTGCAAATGATTGTGATACTGACGTCGTCCGAAATCCATGCTCATCTTGTATACTAGCAGTAAATCCATAACCAGTACTAGCTATTAGCTCTTGGCCTTCACGTACTTGTATAAATATTTCATTTGTAGACGGACTAATACTACTACTTAGATCGGTAGGCGTATCAGGAAAGTTACTTGGTAATGTTAATTGGAATGTACTATAATCAATATCATCGCCTTCGGGATCAGAAACATTTAATGTAAACAATGTTGCACCATCTCGTGCTAAGTTAGTATTTAAATTTGTGCCATGATCGACAATTTCAATTTCAGGTGAATTATTTTTTGTAACTGTGATATCAAAATTGAAAAAATCTCGAGAACTCAAAAATGTTGCTTTAGATGCTGTAACTTGTACGGATATAATACTATTGCTATCAAAGTCATATATTGACCCGGATACATTTTTAGCAAGTAATAATTCAATTGAATTGACATTACTGCCGGCACCATCAATTGTCAGAAAATCATTTGTAGATTTTATTTCAAAATCGCAGTTGACATCTGTACTAATTATCAATGGATTGCTATTATTTATACCAGTAGTATTAGTTGTTATACGATCATTTGTAAGTGCAGATTCTATTATATATGCATTATTATTTTGTGATATAACAGGATTACTATCTGGCAATAATTCTATTCTCAATTCGGTTGTGCTACCTGGGGCCGGCGTATTATATAAATCAGTTACCGTTGCGCTATATACATAATATTTTGCAATTTCTTCATTTAAAAATGTAGATGATTTACGTTCTATACGGCCGGTAGATGCATCTGCCATTTCAAATGGATTGCGTGCAGGGTCGAACGTACTACTTTGTCCGGACAGCGCTAATGACTCTGTAATATTAGGATTAGTTAATGAACCGCTATGTGCACTAACTAATGTAAATGGTACTGATGTAAAACTCGTCTGACTAATAGGATTATCATTATCAATAACATTATCACGTAATATAATTACGGCCGTACTATCATTAACCGTTTCAGATATTTGTACATCAATAGGTGTTGATATTGTCGGTGCAATGTTATCTTGCACATGTATTTCAACGTTGATGGATGCCGTGGCGCCTGAATCTCTAATAGAACCTTGCCATTCATAATGTTCATCTGACGCCGTTACTGAAAAACTATATGACGGATATGTCTCAAAATCCAATGAACTTGTAATTTGATTAAACTCTATATAGCCTGGGCCTCTTGTTATTGTAAAATGGTCGAATTGAGTATTTGCATCTGAACCAGACCGTATGGTTATGTCATCACCATTAGCATCGGAAAAATAAATTCTACGGATATTATTCTGAGAACCTGATGATTCTTGTCTATCTACAATAAACGGCGCCGTACTACCATTTGCTATTTCGCCGGTGCCGTCAGAATTTATTGACCATACCGGGGATACATTTGGTATAATACGAATAAACAAGTTAAATTCGCTTGTCTCGTTTAATTCGTCAGTGACTGAATATATCAATTTATGTGCCGCTAAGCCTGTATCCGGGTCGGTTGAGTTATTATCAATTCGGCTAGCCGTACGATTTAGAAATAAATGTCCTGTTATACTTTCTATACCAAATAATCCGCTAGTATATGTACTAGCAGTTTCGTATGTTAGCAAGCCGTTTTGCGGTATTGCATCACTTGAACTTAATTGGCCAATTGGGGCTGGCACATCACCTGGGCCTATGTATGTTAAAGATCCTGTATCCGTCTCGAATTCATCTATCGTAAACGAACTTGTCGGAAATGTACCAATTACAGGAGGGTTGTTTGGGAAAAATACTGCATCAATAAAGTCTACTAACGAGCCGGACGTCGCAAAATTTGTATATGCAGTTAGTCCGCCTTGTGTTACTAATATACTTTGTGGCGATATACCTCTATTACCGTTATAGCGATTAAATAAATCTAAATATGATGCAGTTGCTGCTAATGACGATGATTGTGCAAATTCTACATTACCGCCTTCAAATATTATATTTGTTAATCCGGAGCCATCACCTCGAAAACTACCGGTAAAAAAACTGGCAGTTATAGCATTATCAACTTCTAAATTAGATAGTTTGGCATTAGAGCCAGATATTATGACCTTTTTCCAACTTGGCATTCTTATTCCTTGTTACGGTTGGTTACTCCTAGGAGCCCACTTCCCTTTCGGGCCAATAGCAAGCATTTTAAAGATTTAAGCCTTACGACATGTTTCTTCTAAATGTTTTACTGTCTCGTACTCCTGTTGTAATTTTACTGTTACGTTGATAAGATCATTTAGCATATTGCCTTGAAACTGCATATTGCTTAAAACGCGCAATACAAATTCTATCTCCGCTGATGTCAGTGGATGATGGTGTTCAACACCTCCAATTCTAAATTTGCCGTTTACGTTTATTGCCATAAATACTCAATCATAACCTAATATAAATATCGTTATTCTGAGTATCAAGGTATATTTCTCCAGGCCCATATTTCACATCCGAATCGGCTGGAGCTCGATTTGCACTAGCTACTGTCACGACTGCTGAAGCTGATATATCAGTGTCGCTACTAAGGTCGGTAGTAGATGTTTTTACGTGTTGTGCAACTTTCCATCTTTGGTCGCCGGCGTCATGATAAAATGCAGACCCTGTGTTTGCGCCGGAACCCGATTGTATAAATATTCCGCCATCAGCATTAGTTCCTGCCGATGCAGATGCTATACGTATAAATGCATCTTCAACATCTAAATTTGTTGTTTGTATTGCAGTAAGCGTACCATCAACTGTCAAATCACCTACTGTAATAGTACTTACGTCTAGATCCGCTGTTCCATCAGTTAAAGTTGATACGGTTGATTCTAAGTCGGTAGTACGTGTACTAAATGATGCACTGGCATCAAACAATGACCCGGTAGCCGTATTAAGTTCAGTTAATTGTGCTGAACTTGATACTATGCCTACTGGTACATCTGTTAAATCATTATAACTTGATACTCCACTTCCTCCACCACCTCCATATGACCCGGTATAAAAGAATTGGCCAGTAGCTGGATTATACATTACTGTATTATTCGTAGTAGTATCATCTAATGATAAGCTAGCAAATAATGCACCACTACCGCTAATATCGCCAGTAGCAGTAATAGTAGAAAAGCCTTCACTTAATTTTTTACCGGTATATACGTAACCAGATATTTTAGGTAATTGCGTTGTTGTATTTACTGTCGCTGGTAACGTATCATGAAATATTAATACGCCAGTTTCGGTATCAAATGTCCAATTACTTGCATCCGAGGCGAATATTCTATTGTTATTTGAATCCGTTAATACATAGTTAAATGATACACCATCGCCGTAATTAAACGGAATCCAGTCTTGATAACTAGATGAAAATGCTGTACCATCTATTCCGGTGCCTTGGACATATCCTAATTCGCTGCCAGAATAATATGTTATAATACCTTCGGAAACAGAGCCGCCGTCGCCTGCAGATGATAAATCGGCTATACCAGAATTTGGTATTAAATGTGCTTCAGTCCATACATCATTACTAAATACTGATAATCGACCGTTAAATGATTCTTCAAAATATGCACGATTATTATCTGTAGAAGCTTTGCCGGCGAATACTTTTTTAAATAGTAATTCTAATTTATCTATAGCCATTTATTATCCTAGGTATAAGTAGTTAAATATACGAGTCGAATCACTATAACCTATTCGAGCATAAACAGTGCCAGTCACGGGGCCACCATCGCCAAATGTTATCCGCCTTGTTAAATTGCCGGATGTAGCTGCAGTTGAATTACCTAATACTACGCCGCCGTCGCCATCGGCGTCGGTTGGATCGCCAACCCCCTCATATGGAGCATTACAATCAATCCATTGCGTTACTTCCGTTGCGCCATTCATTACTTGTAGCTGCAACACAAAGTTGTCAGTAGTTTGTAAAACGCCTGCGTCAAAATTTGCAGCTCCTTGTATTATTAAATCAACACTACTTGCAGCCGTAATTGTACCTAAATTAAACACTGCATATCGTAAATTGTTAACACCGTCTGTAGTGGCTACTCCGGAGTAATCCGGGCCTGCCGGTGTATAGCTAGTATAGTTTGTAGTAACTGGCCATTTGAATTGTTTATTAACAAATCTTAATTCGTGGTGATTTGCGTCTGTTAACAGCGTAGATGAATCGAATGCGCCGCCGTATGTAGCTAATGGGGCGTTACCAAATGCAAATGTCGGATACTCTCCCGTACCAGAGCCGCTGCGTTCACAAGTTTGTGCGCCGTTAGATGGATTCGTCTCATCTTCGAACGTACTATCTATCATATATGTTCTGTTTATATTCGCACTAGTACCAACATCTGATTTAGCATCATATCCTGCAAAATTTGTAGAGATTGGACCTCCATCTCCGATTTGATTATCGTTCACCGATATTGAACTTGTCACATTAAATGATTGGCCGGCTGTCCAACTAGATCCTGTAAATGTGTATATTGTACTGCTAAATTTGCTAGCGGCTATTTTAGATAGATATTTATTACCATTTAAAAATAATGAATCTGGGTGTATAGTTACAGTATATGAACCTGTTATGGTATCGCCTAGGCCTAAATACTTTATACCACTTTGATAATGAAATCCGTTTATATTTTCGTTGTATTCTACTGCTCGATTGCTAGTAGTTGAAAAATTTGTATCTGCAACATGATATGTAATATCAGTGGCTTGTCCTGTCCCGCTATGTTCTAGTCGCGCTGTTATAGGCTCAATACTTGCTGTTCTAGCTAAATTGATAGTGGCTTTTAATTGTTTCCAAAAATTTTCTGAGCCGGCTGTTCCTGCATACGGATCCTCGTCTGCTGTAATTTCCAATGCTTTATCAGTACCCGTATCATTCGCGGTTGATAATGTAAATGAACCCGTATCGGTAAATGATCCGCCGCTACCAACCTTCACACGTGCTGTCAATGTACCAGAATCGCCATCAAAGAATGCCGAATTGCTTGAGCCGCCCGGGCGAATATTCTGACTATCGCTAGATAAGATACCAGAAACATTACTGCCGCCTGCTCGAGGATATATGTTACGAGGTAATCCATTTGTAGCAAATCCTAATGCTAATGTACTTAAATTTGCTGGCTTAGCAGGTGCTAATTTATTTAATACTTTATCTATTTCATTAATTGCCGTATATAATGTCGTATCAGACGTAAATGCATTAAGTGCAATAGATCCAGAACCTAATGCTAAATGTTGTGCGCTACCTTCATATCTTCCAAACGAAGCAGTAGATGTTGCACTCGAAGATATGTTACCGCTGGCTGATATATGTGTAACACCTAATATATCAAAAGTATTAAGATTGATATCCTGATTTGCAGTGTGATTACCCATATTATCACCGCCGGCTATAGCCGCGGCTACGGATGCCGATACATCAGATATGCCTGGTATTGACAACGTTCCTTGTACATCTACATCACCAGACGTTACTATTGACGCCAATTCTGCTGCAGAGCCCGAAACTAATATCTTACGCCATGTTGCCATAAATCACTCCGTTCTTATATAAATATCAATTCATTAACCTTTTAATGCTACATAAAATGCATCATCATTATCATTATAATACATACTACCAGGAAGTGGACCTGGTACAAAGTTAAACTTGCCTAATTGAAAAACTCCTTCTGAGTTAATAGTCACTGCCGAAAAACTAGAAGATTTTACTAGAAAGAAATCATCCGTTGCAGATGCTGAATTTATAAATAATCCTTTACCGAATATATAATCACTAGAACTAATTGCTCCGCTAGCGGTAATACTAGTAGTTGTAGTTAATGAGTTGACGGTAATATCGGCATTTTCATCTACTACCGAATCGCCCGGAGGGCCTTGCAATCCACGGTCGCCTTGTGGTCCCGCAGGCCCCGTTAATATTGTTATTTGATCAGAAGTATTATTAACAGTAACCGTATTTGTTGCATCTTGCGTAACAGTGACTATAGTAGTTTGTTGATCAGCAGTTACTGTATTTGGTTGTTCTAGCGTTGTCGTAGTGCCGGATGCGGCTTCATTAATTGATATATTAGTGATAGCCGTACTAATAGATACTGAATTATTAGGCTGTTCATTAACAACAATGATTACATTTTCATTGCTAATATTTACTGTCTTTTCATCTGGCGGTGTAACGCTGGTTGCCATAGCTGACCTTATGTTACATCTTTAGATAACCTAATCTTACCTTGAAGTAATCTAGTTCTTGTTTGTCCGGTAGTTAATTCAATATCATATAGTGCTTCACCGAACGTAAAAGAATCAGTAACTGCATGACCTATATATATTCCAATAGAACCCGAAGTTAACGGAGTGGTTAAATTGGATCCGGACACACTTAAAAATGCAGATCCCGATGTCTTAGAATATGTAGTACTAATGCTAGAGGACATTTCTACAATTGGATCAGCACCATATCCAGATCTAATAGCCATGTTAGCGACACTTCCAGCTAAACTAATAGGATTGCTAGATGAATCTTTGTATTGTATTTCAAAATCTACTGTAGATCCTTGTTCTATAGTAAAATTATATACACCAGCTGCCATGGAAATCCTTTCTTATAAATATATCAACTATAGCCATTTAACATTTCTAATAGTTCATCGATTGCCTCATGCCTATGATTATCACGTAATATTACTGTATGTACAAAATTCGAATCTTTTATTTTAGCCAATTCATGTACTGCTGAGTAATTCTTATCACGTAAATCAATTTGTTGAGAATCGCCCGTAAAGATTATTGTAGATCTTTTACCTAAACGACTTATTGCCATGGCAAATTGAGACTTTGTCAGATTTTGAAATTCATCAACTATAACTACAGCATCATCAAATGTACGGCCACGAAAATGTGCTAAAGATACTAATTCTATAGTTTCTTCTCGTTCCATACGATTTAATATATCTGGCTTATTATATACTTTACGCATATTGCTACGTATTGGCACTAACCATGGTTCCATTTTTTCTCGTTCATTGCCTGGTAAAAATCCGTTATCTTCTGTAGAAACTGTTGGTCTTGTTATAATAATTTTATTACATTCTCTTTTAAAAAACATATCTAATGCAGTTTGTACTGCTAACAAAGTTTTTCCTGATCCGGCTTTACCTATTAAAAAGTTGAATGGATGCTTTAATATTTCTGCCTTTGCAGCTTTTTGTTCTTCTGATAATGTTAATGAGAATCTAACAGCACCTTTTGGCGGAGCTTTTTCTATGTTTTGCTTTGCCATATAACTCCTATTTTATATAAATATGTAGAAAAGGGAGACCGAAGCCTCCCTTTCCCTAAACATATAAATCCAACGATTAGATGGTATCGAGACCAGCAACGTGGATCTTGCCGTAGAATTCCGGACGGACCATCTTCTTGGCATAACGAGTCATTACACCCTTTCTTGGGGTGAAGTTTGACGGATCGTATACCAATGGCGTCATAATAAGCGGAATATACGGAGCATATACTGCACCTGTTTCAAGGAATTGTGATCCTCTGTATCCCATTAAGATAGTGTTTTCAGTCATATATGGGTTCTTGTAAACTTGGAATCTACTGTTAATAGCGCCAACTTTCTGAACACCCATAGCAAACTGCATCTTATCACCATCCGTATCAGCAGCATATCCTGGAATAGATTCTAAGATAGTTGCAACAGTCGGGGAACAAACTAAGAAGTTTGCACCACCTCTTAAGGTTAACTGGTGAATCTTGTTACTAACTTTTTGGATCTTGGTGCCCAATGTCTGGAACCAAGTGCCTTGGTTGTAAGCTTGTGCAGTTGCATTCGACTGACCAAAGGTGTTTGTAGAACCATCCCACTCATAGCCAATCTTTGCATTCCAACGCTCAGTTGTTTGAGCATTCTGAATCAACATGTCTAAGATCTCTAAGTCAATTTCTTGCGAAACGTACTCGGATAACATACTTGTCAACTCAGCCTCAGCATCAATACTGTGGTATGCATTCAAGTCTTGAGCAAACTCAGGAGACCAAACTGCCTTTAACTTTCTAGTCTTAGCAACAATAGCCTCACTTCTCAACTCTAAGTTGATCTCTGGAATATCTAAAATTTCGGTATCCGTTAGATCGCCATTTGTAGTTGTTTCAAAGTCTCCTCTCGTAGCATCGGTAGGCTGCTTATGATAAGCCATTTCTAACTCACCAGTCTTAATTGGCATGCTGGTAGCATTTGTCTGAGCTAAGAAGTATACATACGTACCATCTGTTCTTGTAAATTCAGGAACGATTGTAGTAACTCCAGATCCGGACAAGTTAAATGCACGAACACCATTTGTATCAGCATTTAATCCGCTTAACGAAACCTGAACAACTTGATATGTTCTGCTGTTTGCAGCAGCGCTAGCAGAAAACTCTGCATTGAAGTTGGTATACTTATCTAATTCAGCACCTGTTAAGTTAGTTTCTGCGGCAGTAAATGTACCATTCGTGCCGGTGTATGGGTCGAATGAACCTGTATTGACGGCAGTTCCTGCTAAATCTGCATTAACATCATTAATGGTATAGCCGAAACGACCAGCACCATATAAACCTTCGCTAGGTGCTGCTCCACCAGCAGCACTAGTACCTTTACCGCCTGCATCAGTAATACCAAATACAGAATTGGCTTGAGACGTTCTATCACCAGTAGCTAAGAAATCATTACCAGTAGATCCACCAAAGCCTTGTGTACCCTGATTTGTACCATACTTGAAGTCCAAGTAGAATATAAGTCCGGAAGGTAAGTTCATTGGCTGAACTGAAACGAAATCTTTTGCAGCAATTTCAGCAAAGATTCTACGAACTAACGGCAAGGCAACACCTGCCCATTGCTCGTCGCTAGCACCGGTACCGGTCTTGTTGACCTCGGATACTAACTGCTTGGCCTGGTTTTCTAATAGGACGGCCATTCCTTTTCTGTCGACCTCAGAATCAATACCTTCCAATAATCCGGTCTTTTCCCACTTGTTTTCAAGTTGAAGAGACACTGCATTTTGGTTGGCTTGTGCTTCATGAGGGAGTAATGAATTAATATTCACGATTTTCTCCTTACTTTAGGTTAGCAAGCTTCTTCCAACGCGCTGCCAAATCATTACCCTCATTCAAGATAGTCTTTGTTGGGGCAGTGCTGCGGCTAGGTGCGGAAGCATAGCTTTCTTTAATTTGTCTTTTTGCTTTATTGACATTAAATGATTCTGCCAAAGTGCTGTAAACTAATTTTACTTCACGCAAAGTAGTTGCGCGATCAAAGTTTTCAATAACTTTCATTTTTTGGCCTTCATTCAATGAATGATTTCTAAACAATTTGTTAGAAAACAATAACTTTGCATTAAGAAGATTCACTTCATTGATCTTGCTTTTTAAGAAACGAATAACGGTATAAGCTTCTTCCAACTCTTCGTCTTTAGCTTCATCAACCTTTTCTTCCTTGTCCTCTGCCTCGTCCATCTTTTCCTCTTCAGCTTCGTTCATTTCATCATCTTCGCCTTCGCCTTCACGTAGTGCTGCAATGATTTCGTCTAAGCTAATGTCCTCGTTGGTGTCTTCTTTCTCCTCTTCCTCTTTCAATTTACCTTTACCGGGATCATCTTGGTCGCCGCCATCAGCAACGTCCATCTTGTTATCACCAGTACCGATTTTTGTGGAATCAGAAACTTCGTCCATTTCTTCTTTGTCTTCGGCTTCGGTCATTTCTTCTTCTTCGGCTTCGTTCATTTCACCCTCAAGCTCTCTAATGATTGCTTCGAGTTCTAGATCTTCTTCCATATCGCTATAATCGCCTTCTTCCATTTCTGGCTCAGGTGCGGGCGCAGGTGCTTCCATTTCTGGCGCAGGTGCAGGTGCAGGTGCTTCCATTTCTGGCTCATCCTCCATACCTTCTTCCTCCGCTAGCTTTGCAGAAAGCATACTTTGAAGTCTAGGGGTGAATGCCTCTTCCAATGCAATTTTTGCGTTGGCCAATGCAGTTTCTCTTACCGCTTTTGCGTCTGCAATGGCCTCTTTTAATAGGTCATTCATTTTTTTCTCCTAAATATTTAATTTGGAATGAGATTATTCAGAATCTCAATGTGATAAAAATAATTTATCAGGGACTACATATTTGTATGTAGTATCATTTAACAAATATAATTATTAGTCGACATAAGAAAACCAGCCATTGAACAGCAGAAAAGACGCCGGAGCGTCTTTTCTATAAATTAAAATAACTTAAAGCAATTAAGCGGTGGTTTGATCATTCTTAGCCATGACGGACCATACTCCGCCAACTAAGGTCATTGCAGCGCCGAAGAGCTCTTGAAATAGTGCTTCATCTAAAATACCATTTGTAATTAAAATACCTCCTGCGAAGGTTAATGCGTGTCTGATAATTCCTAATACTTTTTCATTCATGCTTTACTCCTTTTTTCTTTTTACATGTTATTAATTGTATGTATACGAGAAACAAATAATTTACGTTTCTTTTGTTCACGACGTACGGTTGTTGGTTTTGTATACGTCATGTTATCTTTAAGTCGTTGCATCTTTCCGGATGACTTCAACTGCCGTTTCCATACTTTCAAAGCCTTCTCTAATTCAGGCCGGCCATCTTTTGGTCTAAGTACTTTCACACCTAGTGCGCTGCCTGGAAGCGCTGATTGTAACTGTTTATATTCTTTCGAGTTCATTGTAACAATTTATACTTAAATATAAGTACTATTTTTCAATAAATCAAGAATTTCTTTTAGATTTATTTGCAGTCATATGATCATCAAATGCCGGGCCGTAATCATTTACGCCGGCGGTATACTGATCTTCATCCAATGATATACCCGCATTACCATCGCTAATTCCTGCCGTATATTCATCCTCTTGTAATGCATTAGTATCTTTTAACGCCTCGCCTATTTTATAGTATTTATTTAATACCGTACCCATATCTTCGTATGCAGATTCTAACCGTTGTTGCATACCAGACATTTCATTTGCCGTCTTTGTGAATACTTTATATGCTTCGCCCAATTGCTTCATATGCCTGGAAACTGTAACATTATCAAACCAATGTTCGGACTCTGATATAGTTAATTTTTCAGCATTTTCAACTATATTACCAATCGTTTTAGTAACTTCTTTTAACGAATCTTGCCGATAAACCATTTCCCCTAAACGATGGAAGTTCGCAACTGCTTCTAAGAATTGGCTACGATCTTCTTTAGATAATTTGTTATCTTCTTCCTCGCCGAGATACTTCTCATTAAGGATATGCTTCATTAACTGTGCTTCCCAATTTTTCATTTTATTGCTTTATTTTTGTCAATGCTTCTTGCAAGCCTTCTAAATTTGTTTTTACCGCTTCCAAATACCTAGAAGCAGAACCATTTAATAACGAATATACATTTCCTCGATATTCGTCATATTCAGATGATAACGTTTCTAATCTACCAATCAATTCTCGGTCAAAATCATCGATAGTTTCTAATAAAGAATCTACTTCAGAAGCAAAATATTTTACATCAAGTTGATCAACTGCTGGACGATTAGGTGCTTGTGTTACTGGACGGCCATCGTCTGTATATTCCGGTGCTGGTGCAGATACAGGCGCTTCATTTATTCGTCGAATTGAGTTGGCTAAGCCGGCTAATCTAATCATAATTATTTTCCAACGACGAGGTCAGTATATCTAGGAGGTGTTTTTCCTACAGGCTCTATAGGTCCATATGTGCTGTTAACATCGGTAAATCCTTTGCCCGTCTCATATGCTAACACATCCACATCACGTCCAGTTCCTTTTTGACCTCTTGGATTTTCTGGTCCGTATACAGATACTAAATCAATTAATGCCATGTTAATTCCTTTTTAATAAATATCACAAACTTATCGTTTTCCGCCATGATATGCTACAGCATGGCCTTCATTTATTAATTCTTGATTTACATTATATAATGTTATAGATGTATCGCCCGGAGTTGGCGATAATGAGGTAACAAATACAGTTGATATGGCTCTACCGTATTTACCGAGACCAGATACCTTCAGAACACACTTGTTATTATTATATTCGAATATTTCTATTAATCGATCTTTGGCGGCTAATCCTTTTGCCTTTTCTTCTTTATCCCGTGTTCTAGATTCTGGCGCATTAATACCTTCTAACCGTACACGTATTTTTTTCCAAGTATGGAATCCTAAATCAATTGTACAGTCAATTGTATCACCATCAACTACGCGATCTACAATAGCATTATATTCATACATTAATCACAGTCCTTTTGTCGCAACTCATCGACTAAAACTTCTAAATGTAGTACGTCTCGTTCTACATGATTTAATCGTAAGTTTTGTTCGGCATCATCTGGCAGGCTACCCATTTCGCCACGTGGCCATTTTATACGAAATTCTGAATTTAATTCTATTTCTTGATTATGGCGCATTGTCTCAATTTCTAAATTAGATATTGCAGACATTATAGTAAAGTATCCCCAAACGGCTCCGCCTACTCCTATTACAATTTGTATAAGCCATTTGATATTGATACCAAAATTTGTATCATCGTTCAGTTCCATTCTTAGTCTCCATTAGTTTGTTTCTTAGTCTTTTATTAGACATAACTAATGAATCCAGTAAATTGACTTGACTTTGCAGCGAATCTATATATTTAGTTAATTGTATATTTTTTTCCGATAATTCTGTTATTGTAGGGAAACATTCTGTATTACATGTATGCAATGCATCTATCAATTGCGTTTCTATATCATGTACCTTTTCTTCTAAAATCAGATTATTTTCTTGATATACATATAACAAACTATCTTTAGATCCCAATTCTCCGGACAAATTTGTCAATATATTTGCTTCCGTATTTATTGTGTTTTGCAATTGTTGTATTTGGTTTCTCGTTTTAATTTTATCTTCGAGAATTTCGTCGAGAGCTACATCTGCTACTTGCAGTGTAGCTTCTACAGCAGCTAATAACGTATCATTTGTATGCATTTCAAGCGCCGAATCTAATTCTTCATACATATCGTTTGTAACGACTTCTATTTCGTTAGCGTTAGAATAGCAGCCTGTTAACAGCACTGCTAGCATTAATTTCGTGTATCTAAACATTCTAGTAGCTTTTCGTTGATTATTTCTAACTTTTCTTCGTAACGTAATATTGTAGATTCTAACGACTCAATACGTTCTTTATGATCTTCAATTCGTTGTACGCAAGATTCTTCTAAATTTTGAAGCTGTGCTTCGTGTACGCTCATCATATCTACATATAGATAACCAATTACGCCCAACGCGACGAATGCTACTGCTCCAATTGGATTTTTTACAAATTGCTCAAAGCTTACAGGTGTTTTCATTTAAAATTCTCGTATAATATCCGTAATTATCCGGTCAACATTACCATACATATTATTCGCCGCTGCATTTGCTGATTCATTAACAGGCGATAAAAATGCACCGTGTGTTGACGGATTTGACACAAAGTCAAATGCTATAAGCTCGAAGTCTGGCTGCACTTCTAATGTGCCTTCTCCCTCTTTCATAACTTCTTTTACTGATCCCATACCACGAGATGAAATTCCTAATCGTACACCACATTTAAATAGTTCTTTTAATATATTACCCGATGGCGTAGATAATACTTCTACTGTGCCTACTAGATCATCACCATCGAATCCCATTTCCAATACGTTATGTGAAACGTTTCCTAAATTTACTACAGACGAATCTGGATGATCTAATTCGCCTAACGCTCGCCGCTCTGCAATAAACGAGTCTGCATATTTTTTTGCCTCCCGGACTAATACTTCTTTTGGATATACTCTGCCGTTTTGGTTTTTTGACTCAGCACGTTGTAACACGCCCTTTACTATAAGCCGGCCGTCATTACGTGCCATAGACTCATTAATTTGTGCAGGCGATACCTCGAAGGTAGTATAATCTACAAGAAGTTGTTTAGACATTGTTAATCCTTATTTTCTCGGCATTGCATTCCATGGACCATATGTACCATTAAATACATTCATTCCTTGATCGTAATAGTATGTATCTTGTCCCTCAACTGGCGTTGCAACAGATGCTGTATCTGCTAAATTAATTGTAGTCGGTCCAGCAAAAATTGATGCATTAGGTACGCTAGCATTATATTCTCTAGTAATCGTTAATACTAATGGCGAGGTATCAGAACCAGATATAAGATCGCTAGGTGCAAATGTATTTGTAAAGCCGGCGACTTGTGCCGTAGCAGATTGATTGTTAATTGCATCTTTAAATCGATCAATTATCAATTGATCGGGAGCCGAGGCGCCGTCAACTGTCGATGCAGTAATTACACATGCTGCTCCACCAAAATTGTCAAACGTCGTTCCAGATCCGGTAGTAATTAAAAGTCTTATTTTCTTAATACTATTTACATGGCCCAGCGAATAATCAGTCGTGTTATCATATGCCCAGACGTCAAAACCTGTTCCGTGAATTGATCCAGTAAAGCCTACTGCCAAACCGGTAGCAAATGTAAATGTCGAGGTTTCTTTACTATAGCCGGTAATGAATTGTGTAGAATTAGCATCATTCATACCCTGATCTGCAGGATTGAATACTGACATTCCTGGCTGATTTGTTTCGTTGATTATTACTGGATCATTCCATTCCATGTAATTTACTTCACGTTGATACTGTGCCTGCGCAAATGACATGCCTTTAGTTTCAATAAGTTGTTTAACTTCAGGTCGTCTAGAATAGTCTTGCCAAGACTGATAATATCTCATTATTCTCATTTTGATAGCTCTCTTAATCTATTAGATATACGTGTCATACGTTCATTAATCTTTGCAAATCGCTTACCGGTAGCTTTCCAAAAATGGGATGAATCTACACCCATTTCTTGCTTTAAACGTACATTGTTATGTACAATTTTTTCCATTTCTGCTAACATACGATTTACTTCTTGTATGCCGCGATTAACTTTTTGCTGAGGTGTCGACGTCGGATCTTTTTTATAATCTCTATATGAAACTTCATTAAGACCTTCCATTTGCTTTACCATACGCATATAAGCACTTTCTTGTACCTTTTTATACCCAACGACTTCTGCATTACCTTTTTCATCTTCCTTTTTACCAAATGCATATGGCGTTTTGATATCACCGGGGACAGCAGCGGTTGTTGACATTTCTTCCAATTCGTCAGTAAATTTACCAGTCATTGGATTATAATTCTTTGGAAGTTCGTCACGTGACTTGGCAGATTTTTTTTTCTTTACTAGTTCATCACGATATTGCCGAACCATTGCATCAATATTTATAAATTCATCAATGGTATCATCATCCTTATCATCGTTCTTAGCAATGGTACTTAGTTTGTTAAATAAGTATGAATCGGTATCATCTGTATCGCCGTCATTGTCTAGATCTTTATCGTCTAAATTTTTATAGCCCACATCTGCTTCTTTATCAGAAACACGATCTACTTTTTCGTTTAACTCACGAAAGTGTTGCTCTATTTGATCAATTAACTTCATTGCTGTCTTTTAAATAGATAAATAGCAGCTGCAGTGCCGCCTGTCACTTTTGCTACTGAAAAATTATATATTTCTTTTGCAATTAAATCGCTAGCTGCTGATGACGTCCCGCCGGCATAGTGTAATGTAGCGGACCCCTCGGCACTAACCATTACTGCACCATACCCATAATTAGATCCTGTTAAATCTAACTGACCGCTTACATATTTTATAGGGGAGTGATACTCACCCGGAAAACCGAATTTAGTAAATTGGTCGTGTTGTACGGATCCGGATATAACAGGTATTGTGTATTGGTCTGCTTGTCCTCTAGCCATTAGTTAGCTCCCTTTGACTTTCTTAACTCGCTAACTAATTCATAATAACGTAACATTGTTACGATATCTTTATCTTCCACTAAATGCTTAGTCTTAAGATCATTTAATAGATTCATAACTTCATTTAATTTTATTCTAACTACTTTGCTAGTAACGCTAGTCATTAACGACTTTAACTGGTTTTGCAATTTTGTAGTTTCGTATTCTACATATTCTTTAAGCTTAACGGAATTAGTAACGTTGTTGATATATTCACGTAACATACTTTTCTGTGCAGCATCTAACGCCGAATACTTTTCGTTAAACTTATCAATAACAATTTTACTAGCTAGTAGCCGTACATCTTTATCTTCAGAAACTAATTGCGGCTTTACCTCTTTATCTTGCTTAGCTTGCACATGTTCTATTAATACGTATTTATTATCTACATACGTACGCGGATTATCTGCTTCACAGTATTCAAATATATTATAAGCTGCCGCATGCTGCTTATAGTTGGAAACGCGGGCTTTGAAAAATTCATCCGCATTTAATTTATTTTTTATTTCTCGTACGAGATTATATTTTTCTCGTTTTAGCTGTGATTCGTTTAAATACTTTCTAGATTTAATGACTGCATCTAAAAATAATTCCGCCTTGCGTTCACTAGCAAATTTCTCTTCATGTAATGATCTATATAGCTTTAGTTCTTTTGATAGTTCTGTATCTTTTGCGAAGTACCTTTTAAGTACACGCAATGCCTGTGAATCATGATTTTGCATCGTATCTGATGCTACCTGGCGGACGAGCAGTTCAAAAATTAATCCGGTGTTTTTAAACTTGGAATGTTTAATACGCTTCATTGGGCTAGTCGTCCTCTTAAATCATACTTTTTTATAAATATGGGGCGTTTACTAAATACATCCTTTCAATTAGTCATCGATTAATTGTGACTCATCTAGCATAGTACCACCATCTGTATTATCATCTTTTTTGTTTAAAGATTCTTGCAAAATTTCTGGAGACTTTGTTGCCTTTAATGATTTTATAAACGTCGTCATTTCTACATTTTCTATACTTAAAGGAGAGCCGCCGCGGAAATTATGTTGCAGTGGCGTTTTATCTGTATTAAATGTATTACCTAAACTCTTTATTGCTA